CGGGATCATCGAGGCGCTCGAGCTCGGCAGCCTGTTCGTCTGGAAGAACCGGCTCGCCGTCCACACGGCCCACTTGACCGATACCTCGCTCGAAGCGTTCTGGCGCTTGAAGGACCTGATCGACGACACGCCAGAGCTCAAGAAGCAGGTCGCCCATATCTCGCTCACCAACGGGCGCGAGCAGATTCGCCTTCACGACGGCTGCCGGATCCGCTTCCGCACCAGGACCAAGGGCGGCGGGCGAGGGTTCAGCGCCGACCTGGTCATTCTCGACGAGGCCATGTATCTGCCCGAGATCAGCATTGGGGCTCTGCTGCCGACGCTCTCTGCGAGGCCCAACCCGCAGGTCTGGTATCTCGGGAGCGCCGTCGACCAGCAGATTCACGACCACGGACACATCTTCTCGGCCGTGCGCCGGCGCGGTATCGCCGGAGACGACGGCTTGGTATACCTCGAGTGGGCGGCCGAGGGCGAGATCGACAACCTCGAGGGAGTGCTTGATGATCACAAGGCCTGGAAGCAGGCCAACCCGGCGCTCGGCATCCGCATCAGCGAGAAGCACGTTGCCGACGAGCGGCGGGCGCTGCCCTCGCGGATGTTTGCGGTGGAGCGTCTCGGGATCGGTGACTGGCCCGAAGACCATGAGGCTGTTGCCGCGATCGACTATGAGCGCTGGCGCGAGCTCACCGACCGCAACTCGATGATGCTCGACCCGTTCGTGCTCGCCTTCGACGTTGTCCCTTCGAGGGAGCGGGCGACGATCTGCGCCGCCGGCCAGCGGCCGGACGGCCTGCTACACATCGAGGTCGTGGATGGGCGTCGGGGCACCGGCTGGGTTCCCGAGCGCATCGCTGAGCTTGTGACTAGTCATGGGGTGGCAAGCGTCAGCTGCGACCCGGCTTCACCCGCTGCGGCGCTCATCCGCCCTCTCGAGAACCTCGGCGTTGAGGTCGAGCAGATCGGCACGCGCGAATACGCCCAGGCCTGCGGGGCTCTCTTCGACCTCGTCGAGCAAGGCAAGCTGCGCCACCTTGGCACCGACGACCTGGCTATCGCGGTCAAGAACGCCTCGACCCGCCCGCTCGGGGATGCCTGGGCCTGGAGTCGGCGCCTATCTGCTGCGGACATCTCGCCGCTCGTTGCCGGGACGCTGGCGCTCTGGCAGGCACAGCGCCAGCTGACCTCGATCTATGACGAGCGCGGCATGGTCGCCATCTAGCGCGTAGGTCATACTGCAAGCGTGTTCTCGATCCGAACGCCACGCCGGATGCTGGCCGAGTATCGGATGGCCTCGCTGGCTCAGCCTCAGTCGTTCATGTTCGATGCCTGGGGCGGCGGGACGACAATCGCCGGCGAACGCGTCTCGGTCGAGGGCGCTCTTGCCATCGCTGATGTTTTCGCGGCTGTAAACCTCGTCTCGGAAGAGATCGGCAAGCTGCCGCTCAAGGTCTACCGTGACCTGACCGATTCGCAGAAGCCGGGGACCGCGACCGTCGAGGCGCCCGAGCATCGCATGTATCGGGCGCTTCACGATATGCCCAACCCGAACACGCCCGCGATGCGCTTCTGGTCGACCATCACCGGCCATCAACTGCTCTGGGGCAACTGGTTCATCGAGAAGCTGCGCGACCAGAACGACCTGGTCGCAGAGCTCCGGCTTTGCTCGCCGGCCACCACCGTCGTCTACTGGAACGAGCTCACCGGGGCCAAGCGCTTCCTGATCACGCGGCAGAGCGGCAAGCAGGAGGAACACGGCGAGGATCGGATCCTGCACGGCTACGGTTTCTCGACGGACGGGGTGATCGGGCTCTCACCGATTCAGCAGTCGCGCGAGGCGCTCGGGATTGTCAAGTCTCGAGAGCGCTTCGAGGGTGAGGGCTACGGCCAGCATCCTTACGCCTCGGTGATCATGCAGCACCCCGGCCGGGTCAACGACCAAAAGCGGATGCGCGAGTCCTGGCGGGCCATCTACGGCTCGGGCTCGGCCGACCGTGGCTCGATCGCGGTCTTTGAGGAAGGCGCCACGCCCTACGAGATGAAGATGCCGATGGCCGACATGCAGTTTGTTGAGTCGGCCAAGCTCTCGAAGACGCAGATCGCCAACATCTTCAAGCTTCCGCCTTCCTACATCGGCGGCTCGGTCGGTGACTCGCTCACCTATCAGACGGTCGAGTCGAACAAGATTTGGCTGGCGACTCAGACGCTCGCCCCGGTCGCCCAGAACATCGCCCAGTTTCTCAGCCGCGACCCGAGCCTGTTTCCCTTCCAAAGCTGGTTCTGCGACTTCGACATGTCGGCGCTCCTGCGCGGAGACTCGCAGGCTCGAGCGGTCTTCTATGAGAAGATGTTTGCGCTCAAAGACGGCGACGGGAAGCGGGCGATCTCGGTGGACGAAATCAGGGAGTTCGAGAACTGGGGTCCGGCGAAGAAGGAAAAGGCCGCTCCGGTTCCGCCCGCCTTCGGCGCTCCGACCGATCCGCAAGCGATAATCGGCGCCAATGGATGAGTTGGTGCGCGAGCTCCGTTCGGCTGAGCTGGTCGACGCGGAGATCAAGGGACGGACGGTGCGCGGATACGCCGCCGTCTACGACTCGCCCTGGAACGATCGCCTGGTCGAGCAGATGGGATACGTCGAGCAGATCGCTCGAGGCGCCTTCCGTAAGGCGTTGTCACGTTCTGACAACGTGCCGCTGCTCTGGCAGCACGAGCGCCGCGACATGCTCGCCACGACCGGCGCCGGCACGCTGCGGCTGAAAGAGGACGGACGCGGCGTCGCGCTCGAGGCTGACCTTCCCGACAACCCGCTGGGTGAATACGCCGCTTCGATGATCGAGCGCGGCGACGTGCGTGGGATGTCCTACGGGATCCAGACCTTGCCCGAAGACTCGACCATGGAGCAGCGGGACGGGGTCTACCATCGAATTTTGAAGAGCGCCCAACGGCTGCTCGATGTCACCTTGACCTATGAACCGGCTTATGAGGCGGCTACGGTCGAACTGCGCAGTATGGGGTTCGTCGCCCTTCCGTTGCAGGAAATCGTCGGGGGTACGGAGGAACAGCCCGACGAGGCGGCAGCGGAGAAATCCTCCGTGACGATGCAGGACTATCGCCGCCGCTTGGCTGCGGTACGAATCTCGACTCTGGAGGAGTGATGCGACCAGATGAGCTAAAGCAGCTTTTCGAGCAGCGCAACGAGCGCATCGTAGAGCTACGAACATTCACGGACGCCATGCAGGACCGGGCATCCGAGAACGACGGCGAGATCCTGGCCGAAGATCAGGCCGAGTTCGATCGCCGCGAGAAGGAACTGGTCCTGATCAACTCGAGGCTCAAGGTCGAGAAGCGGGCTGAGGTCGCCGCGCTCGAGCGCCCCGAAGAGCAGTACATCGTCAAGAAGGACAACGGCGAGCTCAGCTTCCAGGAGTACCGCTCCGAGGCCTTCGCCAACTCCAAGCCGCCAAGCCTGCGCTCGGCGGACGACCCAGACGTGCGCAAGGCGATCTTCTCCTGGATCTCCAAGGGCAAGGAAGGGATGGAGTTCGACGAATACCGCGTGCTTTCCAAGGCGGCCTCCGGCGGTGGTTTCTTCGTGCCGACCGATCTGGCCGACCGGGTGATTCGCGCGCTGCGCTTCCTCCCCGGCGGGGTGACCTCACTCGCCTATCAGGCGGTGACCTCGACAGGAGACACCTTCAACATCCCGGCCAACCTGACGCACGGCTCGGCGGCCTGGATCGCGGAGTCCGGTTCCTACACGCCTTCGGACGAGACGATCACCAACGTGGCGCTCTCGGCCTTCAAGGCGGGCACCAAGATCATCGTCTCCGAAGAGCTCCTGACCGATTCATCGTTCGACCTCACCAGCTTCATCACGACCGAGTTCGGAGAGCGAATCGGAGCTCTGGCAGAGGCGGCCTATATCTCGGGTGACGGTTCGGGCAAGCCGACCGGCATCCTCGACGCCGCTTCGGCCGTGACCGTCTCGACGCTGCCGGCGGGCTACGTCACGACGGTGGCCTGGGCAGGGCTGGCAACGGCGATCTACTCCGTGCCGGCTCAGTACCGCGCCAACATGAGCCTGCTCGTCTCGGACTCGTTGCTGGTCAAGCTGATGGCAACGCCCGACTCGACCGGCCGGCCGCTGTTTACGTCGGGAACCGCAGACGGGGCACCGGACCGGCTCGGCGGCTTCAACATCTACTCGCATCCGAACCTGGCTGCGGTGGGTGCCAACGCCAAGTCGATGATCGTCGGTGACTTCAACCGGGGCTATTGGATCCGCCGCGTTGACGGCGTCTTCATGCAGCGCCAGAACGAGCTTCACAGCGACTCCGGGCAGGTCGGCTTTAGGGCTTACCTGCGATTAGACGGCAAGGTGGCTCTCGCGGACGCGCTCCGCATCGTTGCCTTCGCTGCGACCTAGGAGATACGGGAATGGCGCAGGGCGGGCAAGGACAAGCACAGGGACAGGGTCCCGGTGGAGGCCAGGGGCAAGGGCCGGATGGTCGCGGTCGCGGTCGCAACGAAGTGATCACGGACGCCAACCGCTCCAACCAGGGCAACCACATGAACAACGTGCGTAACGAGCTCGCCCGCGCTGTTCCCGCCACTCCAGTCGAGTTCACAAACAGGCCCGGAAGGGGGCTCTAATGGCAGAAGACAAGGGAATCATCAAGACCAGCGCCGTAGAGGTCGAGGTCGACGGCGAAAAGATCGAAGTGGCTCCGGGCATCCAGTCCGTGACCACGGAGGTACCGCACGAAGCCGACGCCTCGAGCGCTCCCGGTCCGTACAACGATCTCGATGTCAACCGGCCTCCGGTGTCGACCAACGACCCGCAGATGCCGATTGCCCACTCGCTGATCGCAGGCGCCGGCGCTCCGCAGAACACCGGCCCGCATCCTCTCGTCGAAGGCCCGCATCCTGAGGTTGCCTACGTCGGCTCGCAGGACAAGGCCAACGTCGAGAAGATGGAAGAGGGCGGGCCGCCGGCTCAGTCGAAGGCCGACCTCGAGAAGAGCATCAAGGCACAGGAACAGGGCAAGGCGTAAGTGGCGGGACGGAGTCCGAACAAGGCTGGCGAGCCCTCGGGCTCCGTCTCCGCTGTCGTGCCGCTGAAAGAGGCCTCGATTGAGGTCAAGGTGATTCGCGGACCCGATAGTGAATATGGGCCTGAGGGCCAGGTCGAGGATCTAGGGGTTGTGGCCTACCACAGTGACAATCCGCTCAAGCAACTGCTCTGGGAGTTGAAGAATTGGCGACGGTAGTTACTAACGGAGGCCGTGACGTGATCACCGCCCGCCTGGGCGCGGTCGGAACGGCTGAGCCGAAGAACATCGGCTGGGGCACGGCGGCAGGAACAGCTGCGGTAACTGATACCACGCTCTTCACCGAGAAGCTGGTCGACCTCTCGACCTCGGCCGGCACGGATCACACCGTTGGGACGAGCTCGCAGCAGACCACGACCGTGACCAACGACACCTATCAGGTGGTCGGCACGCGCACGGCAACCGGCGCCGGCACGGTCACGAACGCCGGCTTGTTTACGGCGGCCTCCGGCGGCACGCTCTTTCTCAAGGGCGACTTCACCGGGATTGCGCTCTCGGCCTCCGACTCAATCCAGTTCACAATCAAGGCGATCTTTGCCTAGATGGCCCGTCAGTACCTCCAAGACGGCGGGCTGCTCTGTGAACCGGCGATCACCGATCCGCTAGCGGCGAACACCGCCACCACGGCGGTCGGGCTCTACAACAGCCTCCAGTACGCGCTGATCCCGGCCTATGATCCGCGACCGGGCAAGGTCTATGTGCTCGAGGCCGGCGGCTTGATCACGACGGCGGCCACCGGGGCGCTCACGATCAGCCCCAGCCTCAGTACCACCAACGCCGCCGGGACAACCCTTGGTGCCTCGATCGCGCAGACCGCTCCGGTGAGCTCGCTTTCGGGTCCGTGGTATCTGCGCTCGGTCTGGACCGTGCTTACGACGGGCGCTCCTGGCGGCAACAACTCCACGATCAAGGGCACAGGGTTCTTTCAGAGCGGAGGCGTAGCGGCTACGGCCAACAGCGGGCTCGATGTCACCTTCGGCGGAACTTCCTGCGCCTTCGATCACTCGGTCAATCAAAGCATCTGGATCTCGAAAACCCTGAGCGTTGCCGGTTCTTGGACGACTCAGTGGGTCCTTCTCTATGCAATGAACTAGGGTCGCGTGCCGACCGCGACCAAAACCTGGGTCTTCGCCTCGAACAACGAAGGGCTGGCGGACCAGAGCATTTCGGCCAACATAACCGTGGCCTGGAGCTCGAGCGACGGCAATCCGGCCGGCTCGCTCGAGTGGACGCGTGCAGGCGGCTCGGGTGCGATCACCGAGAAGGCAAGCAAGTCTGCGGGCGATAGCTGGGAGACGCTGTTCGGCATCCCTGCCGGGAGCACCGTCACCGACGTGCAGGTGCTTGGCTGGGATGAGCTCAGCTGGTCGACGACCGACACGCGGCGGGTGCGTATGCGGATGATCAGCACGCTCGACCTGATCACTGTTCACTCTGCCGGCGACCTGTTCGATACGGGCTCCGGCACGCCCAGCCCCAACAACGGCACGCCGGCGGCAAAGGGCGCCGGAACCTCTCGAGCGGTGGACGCTACTTACCAGCCCTCGAGCAGCGCGGTGAGCCTTGAGATCGAAGTGAACGTCACGACCTCGTCCGCCCTGGACATCGAGCAGGACAACATCCAGGTGCAGATCACCTATACGACCAGCAAGCCCGTCACGCTGCTTCCGGTGCATCTGCCATTCATGGGGTCGGGCTAGTGGCAAATCTTTTCCTTCCGGGTCCTGGGCCGACGATCGGCCTCCGACCTGTGCGGTTGCCGCCGCCCGCTGGCGCTATCACGACTCCGCAGGCCATGGACGCCACCGCCGTCGTGGTCACGGCCTCGATGCAGAAGCAGGTCGGCAAGCTTTTGACCGCAACCACCGTCGCGGTCACCGCCTCGATGCTGCGTCTGGTCGGGAAGCTGCTCACCGCCACCACCATCGCCGTCGCGGCTTCGATCGTGAAGCAAGTAGCCAAGGCGCTGAGCGCTACGGCCGTGGTTGTCACCGCAACGCTCGCAACCGTAAAGGTCAAGCTAGTGGCGATGACCGCTACGGCCGTCCTGGTTACTGCCTCGATTGTCAAGCAGGTAAACAAGCTGATGAGCTCGACGGCGGTAGCGGTGACGGCCTCGATGCTCAAGCAGGTGAACAAGGCGCTAACGGCTACGACGGTGGTGGTTACCGCCTCGCTGGCGACGATCAAGGTCAAGTTGCTGGCGATGACCGCTACCGCCGTGGTTGTGACGGCGAGCATGGTCAAGCTGGTGGGCAAACCGCTCCAGGCGACCGTCGTGCTCTCGGCTTCGATCGTCAAGCAAGTGAACAAGCGTCTGACGGCGACCACCGTTGCGGTGACGGCAACTCTCGCCACGGTCAAGGTCAAGCTGGTTGCCATGACGGCTGCTGCGGTGGTCGTGACCGCCTCGATGGTCCGTCAGACCAGGACGACTCTCAGCGCAACGGTGGTCTTGAGCGCCAGCATGGTCAAGCGGATTGCCAAGACGCTGAGCGCGAGTGTGATCGTGACTGGCTTCATGGACGCGACCTTCGGCGCCGTGGCAACCTTCCTCGCTCGAGCCTTCGATGTCAGCAACCCGCGCGGCAAGATGGGCGATGCGCCCTCGGATGCTGACTACGCATCCGCAGCGCGTGGGAGAATGGGCAGTAACCCGCAGGAGCGGGGCTTCGATTGAGCACTAGTCTGGATCACATCGTTCACTTTGTCGGCAACCGCTCTCCGAGCGTTACCGACACCATCACCAGCGACGGTTCGGCGGTGAACCTCACTGGCTCGACGGTGAAGCTCCAGATGCGCCCGGTGGGATCGGCCACGCTCAAAGTAGATTCCGCCGCAACGATCGACTCCGCTCCGGCGGGCACCGTTCACTACGACTGGGCCGGCGTTGATGTCGACACCGCAGGCTTTTACGTTGCCTGGTGGCGGGTGACGCTTCCCGGCGGAACAATCCAGGACACGCCCGAGTTCCTGGTCGAGATCCGGCCGCACGCCGGTGTCAGTAACGGCTACGTCTCGACGGCAGAGATCAAGTCAACGCTGGCGATTAAAGAGCAGTTTGCGGACGCTGACATCAGGCTGGCGATCGAGTCAGCGTCTCGGGCGATCGACGGCTATTGCCGGCAGCAGTTTTACCTCGGGCCGGCGGCAGAGACACGAACCTACTCGCCCATTTCCTCGGACTATCTGATGATCGACCCGGCCTCGACGATCACGACGGTAACGGTACAGGGAACCGCGATCACGCTCGGGACGAACTTCTCCAAGCAGGCCGCCAACGCGGCGCTCGACGGGCGACCCTGGGACACGCTGCGCTCGCTGAGCGGCTACGTCTGGCCTCGGGGGATCCCGGACTCGGTCACGGTGCTGGGGCAATTCGGCTGGACGTCGGTTCCGGTCGCGGTCAAGCAGGCCACGTCGATTCTGGCCTCCCGCTTGCTTCGGCGCGGGCGTGAGGCGACCTTCGGAGTGATCGGCTTTGGCGTCGACGGTGGCGCTGCTCCAATTGCTGATTCTGACCCTGACCTGGAAATGTTGCTGATGCCCTACTACCGCAACGGCATGGTCGAGTGAATGTCGGAACCGTCAGAGAGGCGATTGCAACCGCGCTCCAGCC